AAGATTTTTGAGGGGGATATCGTAAGGTACGGCGATACGATCCACGAAGTGGTTTTTGAACAGCGAAACGGGACAGCATATTTTGGGCTGGTTTATTCGGAAGTGGAGACGCTGCCTTTCGGTCATTATCAGGACCTGAGGCAAATTGAAGTTATTGGCAATATCTATGACACCCCGGAACATCTCAAAGGAGCGATGAAACCTGCAGCAACAGATGTTGCACAGAGCGGACTTGCACCTGCAACAGAAAATTTTTCTTTGCAGGAGGCGTGACCATGGGCAGAGCTGTTTTAATTAGCATTCAGCCGAAATGGTGCGCAATGATAACTCAGGGCAAAAAGATTTTGGAGGTACGCAAGAACCGCCCAAAAATCGAAACGCCATTCAAGTGTTATATCTACTGCACCAAAGACAAAGCTAATCATTTTTGGAT